TATCAAATTGTCAACCTAAAAAAAGTCAATTTGGTTTACATTTCAAAGTGATGATTTCATTTTGGAAAAAAATATTTTTTCAAGGAGTAAATTATGAAAAAACTTTTGCTGCTGTTGATTCCGTTTATGTTTCTGCTTGCCGGCTGCGGACCTAGGGTTGAATACGGAACTTTAGAGTTTTACAACGAACTTGGTTTTGCTGTTGTTATTAAACTTGCTGACAGCTCTGAAGAAACCCGAGAACTTTCAGTATGGGCAGGACAGGGATATAGATTTACGAACTATCCGATAAACCGTAAATATACATTGAAAGTTAAAAACAAAAAGAAACCCCTTGATGACTGGACCACTTTTGTCATTTATCCTACCCATAGTGTTTCGCCATATTACATCTTTGGTAATGAGTCAAAAATTATTATGACTTCCGCTGTATGGGACGGAAAATCTGAGGATATAAAAAGAATTCCTCCGGCAACAGAAACACAGTAAAAAATCAGTTTTATTTCAATTCCAGAATACCATCTCAAATTTACAAAAAAATAATTTTTTTCGGGCCGCTTACGCGGCTCTTTTTGTTTAAGTTAGATTTTTTTCTGCCATATCTTTTGTGATATGGGAATAATCGCACCAGGTAATAAAAGACATCCTAATCCTCCTGCCGGCTCTAAGAAAGCTATGTCTGAGGCTATGAGCTATGCTGCCAATCAGTTTGTTCAGTCGCCCCTTACAGGGCAACGTACTACTCAGTGGCAGGCTGTAGTAGACCGGCTTTATAAAACTGCAATCTATGCAGAAAGTGACAAAGACGCAACAAGTGCTGCCAAAGTAATTGCAGAAAGACTCTTTGGTCGTGCTCCTATTCAGAAGCAGGGAAACAAAGAAAAAATCCCTGCCATCATCTTTGCAGAAAAAGGCGACGAGCTTGAGCAGATTGCAGAGAAGGCTTCCCGTGCCGAGGAAGATCCTGAAGACTATGACGGCCCTATGACAGTAGGCGTTCAGTTTGAAGACGGTTCGGAAATGCTGATTGAAGCGGAGGATACGGATGAGTGATATCGTATTCCGTCTGACCAAACCTCAGCTTACAATTCTCCGCGACCCTCACCGTTTCAAGATCGTAAATGCCGGACGACGATTCGGTAAGTCTTTCGTCTCCGGAGCTGCCATTCTTGAACAGGTCGCCATCCCTGAATCTGTTGTCTGGTATGTAGCACCTACGTGGGATATGGCCAAGAAGATTATGTGGGACGACTGGCTTCCAAAACACGTTCCTAAGGAATGGATAAGCGAAGTAAACAAGATGGATAAGGCCTATAAGTTTAAGAACGGCTCTATCCTCTACGTTGTAACTGCAGATAACCCTGAACATCTTCGAGGTTCTTCCCTCAACCGTGTAATCCTTGATGAGTGCGGATTTATGAAAGAAGGAGTATGGGAAATCATACGTCCTGCCCTTGCTGATAAGAAGGGAGACGCAATTCTTGTTTCTACTCCAAAAGGCTACAACTGGTTCTACAAGATGTACAAGGAAGCCCTGGAAGCTAAAGACTGGGCCGCTTTCCAGTTTACAACTCTCGAAGGCGGAAATGTTCCTGCAGAAGAAATTGAAGCGTCTAGACGAGATATGTCACCTAAGATGTTTGCCCAGGAATATCTTGCAGCGTTTGAAAACCTTGCTTCACGCGTTTATGACTGTTTCGACCGTGAGCAGAATATCTGTGACCTTGATGAAAACTGGGGTAAAGGCTCAACGGATGTTCATATCGGAATAGACTTCAACGTAAACCCTATGACCGCGGCTATCGCCGTAAAGGAAAAGGAAGACGTTTACTTCTTTGATGAAATCGTTGAACCGAATTCGAATACACAGGTTTTGTGTAACTCGATAAGAAAGAAGTTCCCTAAGTGCGATATATTCGTTTACCCAGACCCTACCTGCCGTAAGCGTCAGACTTCGGCTGCAGTAGGTGAAACTGACTATGAGATTTTAAGAAGAAATAAGTTCCACGTCTGCTGTCCTAAAGCACCTTATTCTTCACGCGATAAGTTCAATGCCGTAAATACGGCTTTCTTAAATGCAAGCGGTGACCGTCACTGCTTTATAACACGCGGAAGATGCAAAAAACTTAAGGAAGCACTTGAAGGATATACATACAAGGATAACGGAGAAGATACCGACAAGTCTTCCGGCCTCGACCATATCTCAGATGCCGCAGCCTATCTTCTGTGCTATCTCAAACCAATTAAAAAAAGCTGGGGATTGAATCGTCCTAAAGTATACGGCTTTTAACGGAGGATTATATGAGTATTGGAAATAGAAAAGCAAAGACATTTCCCGTTATGACTACATACCCTGAATATGCTGTTTTGAAAGACAGATGGGATGTTTGTCGCGAAGTAATTTCGGGAGAAGATGTAGTAAAGAGCCGCGGAGAGAAATATCTGCCGGTTGCCATTCTTAAAAACAAGGATGACCAGAAAGCCCGTTATGAAGCCTACAAGATGCGAACCCCTTTCATTCCGTTTACATATATGGCTTATCAGGTTCAGCACGCTATGGTATTCCGCCGTACGCCGTCTGTTATCTGTTCTGATGAGTTTCGTAACTCAGGACTCCTTGATAATGTAGACGGCCGCGGAAACTCTCTTTATCAGTTTGCTTCCAACTCTTTTGACGATCTTCTTAAGACAGGTTTCGGCGGTATCCTTCTGGATATGCCTCAGGCAGAGCCTGGAATGAGTAAGTATGATGCTGAAAAGAAAGGTATCCGTCCTTACCTCACCTACTATCCTGCAGAACAGATTATCAACAAGGTTTTTGATAACACGACAGGTATGAGCCGTCTTAAGCTTGTTGTACTACGCGAAAAAGTAAGTGTCTACAAAGACGAGTTTACAGCCGTGAACCGCGAACGATACCGAGTCCTTGCAATAAACGATGAAGGCATTTACGAACAGAGACTGTGGACACCGGTTTATGATGAGAGGGATGAAATCCAGGATATGGCTGTAGAAGTTGTTCCTATTCTGGTAAACGGAAACCCGATTACTTATATCCCGTTTGTTCTTCTTCCTACTGACATCGCAGAAAAACCGCCTCTTTATGACCTTGCTATGATGAATGTCCATCATTATCAGGTTATGGCTGACTACTATAACGGACTTCACAAGGTAACAATGCCTACAGGCTATATTACAGGTTATACACCGCCTGATGATGATGAATGTGATGATGCAATTACACTTGGTGGCGATGTATTCATTACTGAAGAAAACCCTGACGCAAAGTTTGGTATGCTCACTTATGCCGGTGAAGGTATGGAACATACGAAAGAAGGTATAGACAAGATTGAGAACCTTATTGCAGGTATCTTTATGAAGTCTATCGCACCGGATAAGAAAACATCTGAAACTGCAGAGTCTGCATATGTTCACAGAAGCGGCGAAAATGCACGTCTTGCAACTTTCGCAAGAAACACAAGCGAAAAACTGAGCTGGATTTTCGAACGTTACGAGGAATGGAACGGCTATGAAGGTTCTTTTGAAACCCAGCTCAACTATGATTATGAAACAATGAGTCTTGATCCAAACATCATCAACTCTATTGCAAATATTTCCGGTCAGGGAAAATTCCCTCTGTACTGTGTATACTGGATTCTTCGTCAGCAGGAGCTTATCGACCCTGATATGCACTATGACGATTTCATTTTCCTCATCGACCAGGAAAATCTCGAAGGTTCTTCCGCAGAAGAAATATATCAGGCTTTCAAGAAACGTCTCGCAGAGCGTGACAGCAAGCTGATAGTTTAAGAAAAATAAAATACGCGGTTATACTGACCGCAAACGGAGGTCAAAAATGGCTAAAATGAGAAACCCTATATCACTGCCTGCCGGCGGTGCATCACAGGCAAATGTAGATAAATCTTTGTCTCAGGCAACAGATGAGATAAAGGAAGTTGTATATAAGAGCGTTGCAGGTCTTGAAGTTGAACTTAATAAAACAGCATCTGCAACTGCAAACGGAACTCTTGTTGTAGAACCAAGCAACGGCAAGGATGTTATGGAAAAAGCAACGGTAACAGTTGCAATTCCTCTTGAAGATAATAAAGCGGCAACCATTGATGTTTCTCAATATGCTTCTGCAGTGGAAGTTACCCCTACAGACGGTAAAACTGCTATGAAGAAGGCAACCGTTACCCTTTCAAACATTCCTGTTCTTGAATCAAACAAAGCAGCTACAATTGATGTATCGCAGTATTCAGAAGCAGTAGAAGTTACTCCAAGCTCAAACAAAGATGCTATGGAAAAAGCAACTGTAACGCTTACCAACATTCCAGACATCGAGGCTAATAAAGAAGCATCAATTACACAGAACGGAACGGTAGAAATTACACCTTCTTCTGGAAAGGACGCAATGGCAAAAACTACTGTAACAGTAAACGTTTCAGGCGGTGCAGACCTTGAAGATAACAAGACTGCAACTATTGATGTATCGACATACACTCAACCCGTTGAAATAACTCCGAGCGAGGGTAAAGACGGAATGAAAAAGGCAACTGTTACATTGTCAAACATTCCTAGCGGTGGGGTAAGCAAACTGTATTATATAAATGACCTCAATAGTGATGATAATGGATATTACATATCCAAAGACCCTTCTACACTTCAAGTGGGTGATACAGTATTTATAATAAATTCCGCTTATCATAGTGAAGAGTATGGAAATGGCTATGGAAATGTAACCATAACTTCTGTTGATACTAGTGGTAATATGATAATCTTTGAAACCAATCCAAGTGCCAATGGAAGAAATACTTTTGAAAGGACTGAATCATACTATTCTCAATACGATGTAATACCTGCAGGTGGAACTCCAAAAACAGCAACTGTTTACGAATGGGATACACAAGTTCCAGGTGAAACTGACAGTTTATGTCTTGGAACATTTACTGAAACTCCTACTACAAGTGACTTGGCTTTAGTGGTTGGAGAAGACAGTGATTTTAATTATTACTTTGTAAGTTCTCAGATAACACAGGTTGGAACAGAAGAAAAGACTTGGTATGAGGGCGGAGAAGAAGTTACAAGAACAGTACCTTATATTGTTTGTAGAAGTCAAGGCACCGATTATAAAGCATATTATTTTGGAAAAAACATTCAGTTCTAAAGGGAGAATATGTTGCTGAACATTTTACTATTCTTACATCAACTTCCTCAGAATATCATAGGCTGCATCGTATATCTGATTGTAAATCCAAAGAGATATAGATGCAGTCTTGACGGTCAGTGGCAGACTTATTATGTAGCACAAAGATTCAAAGGTAGCTGGGGCGTATCTTTAGGAAGTTTTGTATTTTTCGGTAGTGAACGTGAACTTGCAGGTATAAGACACGAACACGGGCACCAGATACAGAGTTTATATTTAGGCTGGCTTTATCTTCTGGTCGTTGGTATTCCGTCTTTTGTAAGATGCATCTTTGATATTCTGTTTCATAAAAATTGGACTACAGAAGAACGAATAAAATGGTATTATTCTGGGTTTCCAGAAAAATGGGCTGATAAATTAGGAGGAGTTCAGAGATGAGAAAAATTGGACTTGTAATACTTACTGTCCTTGGAATTCTTGGCTTGTGCAGTTCTTATGCCTATGCAAAGAAGTGTGCAAAGTGTAAAGAAGATCTTGAAAAAAACAAGACACGCTATTATACCGCCGGTATTGCGTGCCGCGACTTTACTGTTCCGATTAAATACATCGACGGCAAGGCTTATGCTACTTACCGCTGTCAGTTTGGTCATACATATCTCGTCTGTCTGGACGATTAGGAGAAACAAATGAAAGTAAAAAACTATTCTTTACTGATGAAAGGAATTATCGTGTTCATCGGTCTTGCTTTAAGCATCTTGAAGTGGCTGAATGTAATCCCAAATGCAAGTATTACTGAAATCTGGGCTTCCTGCGGCTCTGCCTATGCTCTTCTTCTCGGAACTGTTGATTTTAACATTATCCGTGATAACGAAGCAGAAAACAAACAGGCTCTCTCGGAGGACAAATGACACTTACAACTTTTATAAACACCTATCTTGGTAAAAAGGTTGACTGGGATAAAAATGGTGAATTTCAGTGTGTAGACCTCGCAAGACAATATATAAATGATGTTTTGGAATTGCCCCAGCCCCCTGCTCTCGGCAAAAACGGTGGTGCAAAAGATATGTTTGATAAGCCAGGACAATTAAAAGTAACCCCAGATTCAGTTCTTGCTGATTATACTCGCGGAGACATTTTAATCTGGGATAAGACAGAGAAAAACAAATACGGTCACGTTGCTATTCTTGTTGCAGTCTATAATACAAAGTATTTCATTGTTCTTGAACAGGACGGATTTAAGCAGGATGGTGTAAAACTCGCTTTCCGTTCGCGTGAAAATCTCCGCGGCTGTCTTTATAAATAAATGCAGAAGTATCATTGCTATGAAAAAGACACGGGCTATTACATCTGTACTCTATACACATATACAGATGTGCTGAACCTGCAGTTATTTCTTAAAGAAAAAGGAACAGACCTGATTACAGAAGACCGTAAGATATCTAAAAAAGAATCAAAAAAGATATTCGGTTTAAGGAAAAAGTAATTATAATTTACCCTACTTCCTGGAGGTAAGAACTATGTACTCAATTCTTATCAAAAACGGAAACTCTACTTACATCTATGCAACAGACGAAACAACCGGCGAGCCATTTGCCGGCTCTGCAGCAGACACCAAGACCAAGTTTATGGAATTACTTCAGAAGTATCCGATTTCCAAACTTGTAGTCGTTCATAACACAGAAGTTACGAACGATATGACAATCACAGATGTTGAGTAGTGATAAATGAAAAAGACGAGGAAGTTCCTCGTCTTTTTTTTATATAGTTTTTATTTCTGGCTCAAACAATTATGGGGCGGTATGTGTATACCTTTCTGGATAATTATTTCTTGAAAGAGCAGTAAGTGCGTAGGCACCGGCATATTTCGGACGATTATCATCTTTTGCTGTTTTCAACACAGAAGCCGAATATGCTTTTTTGTTTATTTCAACAAGACCTGTAAATGGCTTCGTATAATCACCCCAGAGGTATTCGTAAGTTGCCTTATCTTCTGTTTCATTGATTTTATGATAAATTCGCATTGTTTAACACCTCCTCCCAATTATATTTCTTATTTGCCATTTCGTGAGCTATTTCATATATATTATACTTCTTGTTCTTCATATATGTCAATTCTAATAACTCGTGATCAAGCAAAAGAAGGTCTGTGTCTGTAAACTCTTTAGTTTTAAGTCTTTCAAGTGCTTTAACAATATCTTCACTTGCGTCAAAATATTTTACAATTCCACCTTCAAAAACGTGTTGTTCCTTAAAAATGTGGTTGATTATTTTTTCTATATCTTGATAACTTTTTCCAGAATTTTGAGCAATTCTTGTTATGAAATCTTTATTATCGCCTGTTCGTATTTTAGCATAATAATCATCCACAACTTGTTCGTTCTTTAAAATATCATCATTTGAAAGAATTTCCACAATCTTGCTTTTTGCTCCGCTGTTTGTTACTGCAAGGTTAGGTGGCAAGTCTAATTCATTAAGATTCAGTTTTCTTCCATCATTTACAAATTTTTTAAGAGGTATATTATACTGTTTCCAAAGATTGTATCTGTTGGCTCCTAAGATATGCTCCTGCTCTTCTTCTGAAAGACTTTCTATGTATTCTTGATAAGTTGGAAGCGGTTCTTTTACGTCAGAAGATTTTAAGTAAACACAACGACAGTTTGCGTGTATCGGAAGAGATGGAGCTTCTGTAATAGATTTGAAATGTTGTCCGTGGTAATCACCGCACACAAGACAGGTGTTTCCATCTAGCGTAGAACAATAAACAATCTCTGCATTGTTGTTCAAAAATATAATTCTGTCAGTTGTTTTTGCGTACGCCGGAATTGCTGTCCTAATACCGCTTTTCATTCCGTTTTCAACTTTATTCATAACAGGAGCTACCTGTTTTACAATATCTTCTGATTTTTGTCCAAATATATATCCAGAACGCAAGGAAGTGTCATAAGCCTGGATTATATTATTTCCAGTTCTTTCTACAAATTGCTTTGTATTATCTCGTCCATCAAATGGTGTAAATAATAATTTAGCAAGTGTTACGCCGCCTATTGCGAGTGCTATATCTGAAACATTACTACTCTCGTTGTTATATACAGAGTCAAGAAAAAGTTCTTCTTCTTCCATAATGACTTCTGCTTCTTTCTCAAGGCGTTCAAGCAGTTTTTTCTTAAATTCTTCTACTTGTTCTTTAATGAATCGAATAATTAGATTATATTGCTGTTTTGTGTTAAGATTTGTTTTATCTTTAATAGCAAGCCCGCAGACTCTTTCAAGTTCTTTAAGAAGTGTCTGAAATTCTTCGTCTACGCCATTTGCATAGTACTCTAAGTCTATATAGTGTCGCAAAGTTTTCTTAAGTATTTCATTTTCTTTCATAACTTAATATTACCTCTAATTTTCTGCTAACTTAATCTGCAAACTAGAACTTCGCTATCGCTCGTTCTGCTCACTTTCGTTCGCAAGAGAGTTTCCTTTATTTATTCATTAACCCTTTCGGTCCTAGAGTGATTTAGGCAAAGTCATCCTTCCCTAACACAAGGTTAAGGAAAGACGGTTTATGCCTATGAAACATAACCCTTTTCGGGAGCCTGTCGTTTCATTGAGGACAGTCATTGTGTTTACGCACTGACTGTTAGTATCACTCTATCAATCCGTAAAGATTGCTTGCCACGGCATCTACTTCCGTCTCACCGCTAGTGGTATGGCAAGTTCCCCCTTTTACCACCTTTTCTCGCTTATTCCAAAGTGTCGACCTTATTATTCATAAGTAAACCGTAATGAACAGGCACAGTTGGAACATAAAAAAACCTTAATGCTATCGGTTTTAT